TGCAGGTCTATCTCAACTCATCCGCAGGGAGAGCCTATGCCATTCATTGCCATTATCGCCATTGTTGTCATCGTCATCATTCTGAACAAAACCGGGGTGTCCGACAGCCTCACGGCCCTGACCCTTGCGACGGTTGCTGCACTCTTGACGGGCGGAGGTGCAGCAGGAGCCGCCAGTGTCGCGCTGACACCGTTCGTCGGCGTGCCGGTGGGTATTTTCGTGGGCATTTATGTCTTTGCCAAAGTGGTTCGACTGATTTCAGGAAAAAAATAATGAAACGTAAAACACTGCCTCTGCTGGCACTGGTTGCCACCACTCTGTTTCTGAGCGCCTGCGATGACAGAAGTGATGAACTGAAGGCCATCAGCAAATTCAAGGACCTCACTCCGCCGCGCTTCAGCGATGTGGTCAGCCGCCAGGATGATGTCAGCGAAGAATGGTCACAGGTTGGCTTCTCATCTGGTCTCACCCTGCAGGTCTTACGTACCCGTGAGTCGCCCGATGGCTGCGAGGGCGGTAGTTACTACTACCTCGCGGATATGCAGGAAAAAACCGTCCAGCCGCTGATGAATGCGCTTTGTATTGCCGATAACATCAAACTGGAATACCAGGAGGTGACGGACCCGTATACCAAAGAAAGATACTTTGAGTACGCCCATGACGGCAAACTGATGGGGCGACTGCTGATACCCTCAAACCCTGAGAACCACGAATAAAAACAACGATAAAGGAGACAGAAATGACAATAGATTTACTAAGCCGGTTTGTACTGGCATGTTCACTGTTTACCAGCTTTACAGCCTCTGCGGTTCCCGGATTCTGGCAGCAGGGCTATGGCCAGGGCAATACGGAATACAGCGTGACCGATACCAGTGGGAAGATGTTTACCATCAACTGTACTGGAAATCCTGACCAGAATGGTTTCTACCAGCATTCAGTTTTTCTGACCCTGACGGATAACAGAATGGTCAGTTCGCACGATGATGGCACCACAGTCACCGTGGTGATGGACCATAAGCAATATGCCATTCCCTCAACCCTTGGCTGGCGTAACGGCGATAACGCCTGGTTTGACTTCATTATGGATATCCGTAAGACCGGGCAGTTTGACGTTTACGTCAATGACCGTAAAGCGGGGACTTTCACTGTGGACCTGAAGAACGCAGAGAAAGTTCTGCCCACTCCCGGAGACTGCGGTAACGACTGAAAGCCGTTCCTCCTTACGCAAACCAACCCCGACAGCCATCAGGCTGCCGGGGTTTTCTTTTATCAGGAGCCCGAAAATGTCCCAATCCGTGTTACTGCCACCGGGGCCTTTCACCCGGAGACAAGCGCAAGCGGTCACTACCACGTACAGCAATATCACCCTCGAAGACGACCAAGGCAGTCACTTCCGCCTTGTGGTTCGTGACACTGAAGGCCGGATGGTCTGGCGGGCATGGAACTTTGAACCCGATGCCGCTGAAAGTCGTAACCGCTACATCCGCACCTCTGGCATCCGTACAGGCACCTCCACCCGCTGACCGCGAAGCATTTACCCGCACATTTCACCTCCCCGAACACGCTTTATTCCCCCATTTGCCAGCCATCGCCGCTGGCGTTTTTTATTAACGGAGACATGCCCATGACAACACAGACGCAGTACGACCTCGCACCCGCTAACCAATCAGAATTTGAACTGACCGTCACGCAGGTACCCGACGAACAGCGTATCGATTTCTGGCCGCAACACTTTGGCACTATCCCGCAGTGGACAACCCTGGAACCGCGTATTTTTGCCTGGATGGACCGCTTCTGTTCGACCTACAGCGGTGGTATCTGGTCCTTTTACACCCTCAGCAATGGCGGGGCGTTTATGGCTCCCGAGTCTGACAATGATGAGACATGGCGTCTGTTTAATTGCCTGAACGGCAACGATGCCCAAATGAGTGCAGAAGCCGCAGGTATTGCTGTCTGCCTGATTGCGTACAGCCATCACGCCTGTCGCACCCAATGCGGTGCCATGACTGAACACTATTACCGCCTGCGGGACTACGCCCTGCAGCATCCAGAGGCCCACGCCATTCTGCGTATTATCGACTGACCGAAGGAGCAACAGATGAAACAGCTTTCCTTTTTACCCGGCGAGATGACGCCACAGGACCGGTGTCTCATTCAGCGGGCGCTCAGGGCTCTGGACCGCCACCTGCATGAGCCCGGCGTAGCCTTCACCTCTACCCACGCCGTACGTGAATGGCTGCGACTGCATATGGCCGCGCTTGAGCGGGAAGAGTTCCGGGTGTTGTATCTGGACAACCAGAATCAGTTGATTGCCCATGAAACGCTCTTCACCGGCACGATTAACCGCACCGAGGTGCATCCCCGGGAGGTGGTCAAACGTGCTCTGCACTTCAACGCGGCGGCGGTGATACTCGCGCACAACCATCCTTCTGGCGAGACAACACCCAGCCAGGCAGACAAAGCCCTCACGCAGCGACTGGTACAGGTGCTTCAGTTGGTGGATATCCGCGTCCCTGACCATCTGATTGTCGGCGGCAGGCAAATCTATTCGTTCGCAGAACACGGTTTGCTGTGAGGTATGATATGAAAATTATCAGTAAACGCCGGGCAATGACGATATACCGCCAGCATCCTGAGTCCCGAATCTTTCGCTACTGCAGTGGAAAATATCAGTGGCACGGTAGCGTCTGCCATTACACCGGCAGGGACGTTCCGGATATCGCAGGTGTCCTCGCGGTATACGCCGAACGCCGCCAGGACCGCAACGGGCCTTATGCCTGCCTGATGAGCATCACTCTGAACTGACAATACAAAGGAGAGTCGTTATGACTCACATCACATGGGGCCTGCAGCGGAATATCACGCCGCGCCTGGGAGCCCGTCTGGTGCAGGAGGGGAACCGGCTGCATTATCTGGCTGACCGGGCCAGCATCACCGGCAAGTTCAGTGACACCGAATGCCGGAAGCTGGATGAAACATTCCCGCACTTTATCCGCCAGATGGAATCGATGCTGACCACCGGTGAAGTCAGCCCCCAACATGCCCACTGCGTCATCATGTACCACAACGGTTTCACCTGTGAAGCCGACACCCTTGGCAGTTGCGGTTACGTGTACATCGCCATTTATCCCACCCAGCGCTAATTACTTTCACGAGAGCAAACATGAAAACTTTACCTGCAACAACTCAGCGGGCGGTGAAGCCCTGCCTGTCACCCGTGGCTGTCTGGCAAATGCTACTGACACGCCTGCTGGAACAGCACTATGGTCTCACCCTCAACGACACACCGTTCAGTGAGGAACGTGTTATACAGGAACATATCGATGCCGGGATCTCGCTGGCTGATGCCGTGAATTTTCTGGTGGAAAAATACGAACTGGTGCGTATCGACAGGAAGGGATTTAACTGGCAGGAACAATCGCCTTATCTTCAGGCTGTCGATATTCTGCGAGCGCGGCAGGCAACTGGCTTGTTGCAGCAAAGCCGTAGCAACGTAGTACGATGAACATTGCGTACAACCTTCCCGATTTACATTTCTGAACTTCCTCCCTTGTTTACCTATTGCGTAATGCGCCTGCTGCTACCCGGCTGGCGCGTTATCTTTTTACGGACAAACCATCATGCAACCAGAAGGTGAAGTATTAACCGATCATAATGAGCTAATTTGTTCAAGCTTTATTGAACACATTGCCAACACATTGAATTTAGGAGTGGTGTAGACATGGACAACTAAACCTGCAGCCACGGAGGTATAGCGAGTGAAGCCCTATCCGGCCTTTTTGGTCAGTAGATAAGATTGATCTTCGTTGATAGAATTTACTTACATCAGCAGTTACATGAAAATAATTTTTGGTGGGAAAAAGATAAGACACTACGTAACTATTTGATTTCTTGGTGCCGATAATAGGAGTCGAACCTACGACCTTCGCATTACGAATTATAAGAACCACTCATAACTAGTTGTTTTACAAGCATCAAACCGCATTCACACTGCTTTGGTTGATGACACAAGATGGAAGTCGATGCATGAGGAAGTTATGTGCATGACACAAGAATGACACAGAGCATGCAAAGCTTTGGCAAAGGTCACAAAGCCATGCATGTCCCAAATTTATCTCACCTCACCCAGTCAATCTCTTGTCAGTTTTCTTCAAGTTATCTGCAACGCCCTATTGCCATATGTTTCATGGTCGCTAAGATCGGACAACTCTCATAAGGATTGGTTACATATGCTCAGGTTGTTCTCTAAATATGTGTCGGTGGGTGTACTGAACACGGCGATACACTGGATAGTTTTTGGCGCGTGCTGGTCAATGGGCGCCAGCCAGAGCGTTGCCAACCTCATAGCTTTCGTGATCGCTGTCACCTTCTCATTCTGCGTTAATGCCCGCTACACCTTCGGAAGCCAGGTAACGCCCGGACGCTACATCCTTTATGTCGCCTTTATGGGTGCTATGGCTGCGGCGGTTGGCGCCATGAGTGACCGCCTTGAGCTTAACCCGATAATCACCCTCATTCTGTTCTCAGCAATCAGCCTTGTTATGGGCTTCTTTTACTCGCGATTCATCGTTTTCAGGGATGCGAAATGAAAATATCTCTCGTGGTTCCGGTGTTCAATGAAGAGGACACCATACCTATCTTTTATCAGGCTGTTCGCAAAGAGCTGCCTGAGTATGAAGTGGAAATCGTCTTTATTAATGACGGTAGCAAGGACGGTACGGAAAGCATTATTAACGCGCTGGCCGTGTCTGACCCGCTCGTTAAGCCGCTGTCTTTCACACGCAACTTCGGTAAAGAACCGGCGCTTTTCGCAGGGCTTGAGCATGCCACCGGCGACGCGGTTATTCCAATTGATGTTGACCTGCAAGACCCGATTGAAGTTATCCCGCAACTGATAGCCAAATGGCAGGAAGGCGCTGACGTCGTTCTTGCTAAACGCACTGACAGAAGCACTGACGGGCATCTGAAGCGCAAAACTGCTGAATGGTTCTATCGCCTGCATAACAAAATTAGCTCACCAAAAATCGAAGAGAACGTGGGTGATTTCCGCCTTATGTCGCGGGAAACAGTCGAACACATCAGGCTTCTTCCTGAGCGCAACCTGTTCATGAAAGGCATCCTGTCATGGGTTGGTGGTCGCGTTGAGGTAGTCGAGTACACCCGCGCCGAACGCGTTGCCGGAACGACGAAGTTTAACGGATGGAAGTTGTGGAATCTGGCGCTGGAAGGAATTACAAGTTTCTCAACTTTTCCACTGCGCATATGGACATACATCGGACTCGCAGTTGCTGCTCTGTCATTCCTGTACGGCGCCTGGATGATTGTAGATAAAGTGATTTGGGGTAATCCGGTACGTGGTTATCCGTCGATTATGGTTTCCATCCTGTTCCTGGGTGGCGTGCAGCTAATTGGCATTGGCGTGCTGGGTGAGTATATCGGCAGGATTTATATTGAGACCAAACGCAGGCCTAAATACCTTATTAAGGAATGTAAAAATGAAAGTAATTAACAGAAACATACAATATGGTGTTGCATCAATTTCATTGATTGCAATTTCATTAATTTCTTATGTTAATTTCTTTAATCCATACATGGATCATGACTCTGTTATATATGCAATCATAGGAAGAGCTATAAATAATGGTTACATGCCATATACATTCGCCTTCGATCACAAGCCTGTATTTACATACTATATTTATGCAATTATGCATGAGATATACCCATTCAAGTATGGATTATTCGTAGCACTAAGCTTGGTATCTTTATTTTCTATTAGTTTAATATGCTGTAAAGCATCAGGTGTTAAATTAATAAACATACCTTCCGTGATGCTAATTTTTTTAATTTGCTCCTATAACCTGACAGAGCTTAGTGGAAATACAGAATTCATATTTACAGCACTATCGCTGGTGTCTATATGGTTTATAACGAAAGATATTAACATTAAAAATCTTGCCATTTCGGCTGCGCTTTCCGCTGCATCATTTAACACAAATTATCTTGCATGTATTGGTCTTGCTCCTGCATTATTGTTTTTACTGGCCCATAGTGGAAGCTTAAGAAGCTTTATCAAGAACCTTTTGATTTACTCAATTTTATTTGCCATATCTAATATATTAATTGTATTGCCAATTTATTTATTTGGGGGTAAGGATGTTTTTATTAACTACTTTGAATTGCAAAAGCAATTTCTTACTTCATATGGCGAAAAGGGAAATTTGCCATATTTTTTCTTTGCTAAAATAATAGTTATTTACTCGTCATTGATACTGGCACTTATAATAAAAACAACAAAAGAAGGAGTAAAAAATAAAGAGTTATCATTAATTATTTTTTGCGCGTTTAGCTTTATAGGATGCTTAGCTTCAGGTAAAGATTACGGACACTATGCATTTCCATTTGTCACATCTATTGTTTTTATTTCTGTATGCATGCTAAGAAACGACAGAGATTCATTTATTATTTTAATAGCGGCCCCACTATTTATTAATTTAATAAATATGACGCCAAAGTTAATAGACAACAATAGGAAAATTCATTACAGAGAGTTTATCTGGGAAAACTCAAAGAGAATAAAAGATATTACTGGCGATGCAAAAGTGATGGCTGTTAAGTCAGGTCATATCCCATTTTACTTTGGTGAGTTGAATACATTTCAACCATTCATTTGGGCCTCACATACTGGTTTGATTTTTGGGAATAAAGAAAATCAATTTTATAATGAGCAAATAATGAAAAAACCTCCATTCATCCTGACGTACCCTGGGATATGCGACGGGTCGTGGTCTGGAACTAATTTCTGCAAAAATCTACAAGCCGGATATAAGAAGGTGCTATCTACATATTCCGGCGGGGATGTGGTTTTATATGAGGAAAAATAAGCCCCTTACGGGGCTGTTTTTCAGTTGAGCTTAGCTGCAATCGACAGCTGCATTGGGCTATCTGAATTTTGAAGTCTGACTACAAACACCAATGATGAAGTTGTGCTTTCTGTAGCAACATAGTTCACAGCCGATACACGCGGGTATATAGAGCTTCCATTGTACGCATCAATGCTGAGGTATGGGTTAACCTCACCGGGGCCTGGTACGTACGGTAGGCTTAAACCAGATATCGTTATCTTCTGGTCGGAGGTACTAGACGCTGAGACTGTACCGGCCCCGGATTTCACTACCATCCGGTTGCCGCCGGAGGTACTCGTCAATTCTAACGCAGCTCTCGACCCTGCATCTGTTGCGCCGTCGAAGCCGGACACCCAGGTATCCAGTCCACCTTCATTGAATATGCGACCTCTTAACTGACCAGCCGTTCTCCAGAATCCGCGTGCTGAGTACCCGATACGTACATCAACAGTGTGGTTGAAACCGCCGTTCACAGCCAGTGCCGTGCCGATATAACCGTTGCTGTCTGTCCCGAAGCAGCCACGGATACTACCTGTTAAGTGGTTGTGATCGCCTTCGATTAAGACGCCAGACCCCGGGAGGTTATCTGCAACAGTCGGGCTACGTACGTGCTGGACGTTCACGGTATTGAACTGCCCACCGAGGTAGATGGCCCAGCTAGCGTAGTCTTTATTAGTCGTCTTCTCAGACTGTAAGCTATGGATGGTTCCGAAGTCACTTATCTTGCCACTATTGGTGCTACTCTCAATGATAACAGCTGGGGGGTACTTACTCATACTATGTAGCGGAACAGGGAGATGCTGGCTGTTCTGATGCACATCCAGCCTTGATCCCAAGACGTAGCTACTTTTCTTGAACCACGCACCGATCAAGCAGCTTTCAACAATCATTTGGCCGTACTGAACTCGGATAGTAAAAACATTCGCATCAGGGCCAAATACGGCGCCATAGCCGTTGTAATTGCCGTAACTGTGGAAGAGTTCAAGGCTTACAGCTCGCCAGGCTCTGAAGTTGGCGACTCGTTCATCCGGAGCCCAGAACGAACGTACATCATCTGTAGATATATACCCATCACCGGCTCCAACAATTTCGATGTCTTCGAGGTAGTAGTCCTGACTCTCGCAGTGCCAGCAATCGTTGCCACAGAACTGGATACGAATCTTCCGATGCGTGCCGATATGCCCCCACCCACGATCTGGGTCAGCGGCTTGGTACAGGCTACGGTTTCCACCCCAGTTCAGCGTTACAAGGCCGACGCTTGGAACATAGATAATCTTAATGTTCTCGAGGTGCATGTTCTCCCCAGCAAGCAGAAGACCACAACCAACATCCTTCGCAGGTGTCCCTGAGAATTTTGATTTATTGCCGTGGATGGTCAGATTCTTAACTCCGGAACTGAAGCAGCCTGGCACGATCTGGCTGGCACTATCCGTCTTGTACGTGAGATAACCCTGCCCCATAATCACCGCATTCCCAAACCAGTTATCTGGCGCTTTGATCATTGAGGTTTCGAGCGTTACACCCTCAATAACGACTCGTGGCCTCAGTAGCAGGTTAGCAGCACGGTAAGTTTTAGCCTTGAGCTTAACAATGCCGCCACCTTGTGCGTAGACGTAATCAATAGCCGCCTGTATTGCCGCTGTGTCATCGGTAACACCGTCGCCCTTAGCATCGAACTGCTCAGCCGTGACATTTACAAGGGCATCCTTTAGAGTGCCATTTGGTGATACACCGACGAGTGAGCCATCTCCATTCTGAAGAACATATTTAAACTGGTCAGGCTCATACTTCAGTACATTTGGGAAATAAAATTCCTGCGATCCATATGCGTCAAACACAGCCATGCTGTGACCCTGCTCGGTCACAACCTTAACAATTTGCCCGCCATAAACTGGAAACCCGGCAGCATTGATAATTAGCGGCTGCGGTATCTGAACAAGCGAGCCATCTTCATTTTCAATGTAAACCGGGATTTGGTTGGCCGGAATTGTTGGGTCTTTGTCTATCTTTCCGATGTAAATACGCCCGTTAGCGAGCGCTTTAAAAGAACGCGATGCAGTGAAAAGTTGGGACGGCATCCCGACTACGACATTAGCTGTGATATTATCAGTCATAATTTAATTATCCCGGAGAAATTTATGAGCAATAGGCCGCATGAGGTTTTAACACGCGATAGATTAATTGATGTATTAGATTACAGCCCAGAGACCGGACTTTTCATCTGGAGGAAAAAACTTAGCGCTAGAGGAGCTGTAGGAAAAGTCGCTGGAACAAAATCATATGGATACATAACAATCAATATTGATGGAGTTAGATATTTTGCTCACCGACTGGCTTGGCTGTATTTCTATGAGGAATGGCCTAAACAGGAAATTGACCACATAGACAGGAATCGAGAAAATAATTCCATATCAAACCTCAGAGATGTAAACAGAGTGGTTAACGCTTTAAACACAGGAACACGGAGTGACTCAACAACAGGAATGAAAGGAGTTACATTCTGCAAGCAGAGAAATCTCTGGCAGGCACAGATAAACCTTTCAGGAAAAAATATTACACTTGGAAGATTCAAAACTATCGATGAGGCCGCCATAGCATATAAATCTGCAAATATGGTTGCTGATTACTTGATAAACAAATGCAAGTAATATCATCTGCCATTTGGTTTTGCTCCGGGCGTAGTCATGCCTCGCAGTGAAGCGCTGGCGTTAAATAAAGAGGGTTAAATGCATCCAGTTGTTCAGTTGACGATTTCTGTGGCACTGGTAGTAATGGCAGCCAGGATGTGGCCACCATTGCTTTTCTGGTTGCTGGGAATAATGGCGTTGCTTTTGATTGTGAAACTGGTAAGGCGATCAGCGAGGTTTATCCGTAGCAGCATTACAGCTGCATGGTTTGAACCTGTGCTGAGTTTTCTGGTTTATACAGGGATGTGGCTTGCTCTTGCTGCCGTGGCTGATTACTTCTTCCCTGCCAGAATAAGCGCCGTAAGCATCGTCCTTTGCTTCGCCGGCGCTTATGCTGTTATAGCGCTGATTGTGGTTGCGACTGGGAAGCTTGAGAGGAATTAGTGCGATACTGCCGATCGTCAGTCATTCCACTCAGCCAGCCAATAATCCCTACCCGAGCTATCTTTTCCTTCTCTTCTTTCGGCAGCGTGCGATAGAACTCTTTCCACGCTTTCGACTTTTCAATCTTCCTTTCCGCTTCGGCGACAATCTTCTCCTGCGCTTTTTCCGATGGCTTACTTCTCGCAGCAGCGGCAAGGTCTTTAAAGACTTTGCTGCTCATCATTTCCTGTACTGCGGCAGCGCCGCTTTTCTGTGTTGCTGCGCGGGCGCCGATCTGTGCCGCCAGCGCAGTATTCAGAACCGGACCCGCAACAGGGACGTGTCCGAAGACAGTTGCGATCGTCGCCATCTTCCCATGCGTCGCAAGCTTATCCAGAAACCCGCCAGGCTTCTCAAACTTATCAAGAAACGCTTTCAGCTTACCGGTAGCAAGGTAATACCGGTTGGCTGATGTAACGTTTCTGGCCAGAGTGTAGAAATCCTCCATCTCCCTGACGGTTTGCGCGGGAAGCTCGCTTTTCAGCAGTTTATCCGTGCCATTTCGTTTCAGGTCAGCGTAGAATTTCACAAATCCATTGATATTATTCTCTGCTTCCGTGCGGGTTCCTTTGCGGAACATATCACGCAGGCCAGTAGCGATTAACTGTGACCGGGTGTCTTTATCCGGCACGGTTCGCATCAGTTGCGTAAAGGCTTGCGTATTTCCGCTCTGTAAGCCATCCAGCGCCGTTTTAGCCTTCACCGTGACGTTACCACTCAGGTCTTTGCCGAGAAGCTTATAAACGTTCTCTTCCATCATTTTCCGCTGTGCTGTCACGGCGTTCGCCAGCTTAATCTGCTCACCAAACCCAGCCGCTTTAGCCACTGCATCACGGTCATTTGATAACTGGCTGTACAACTGAGCAAGATTGCGCTCTTCAGCACTGCCAAATGGCGTACCCTGCTTCCTTAACTCAGCACCAACGATGCTGCGAGCCTGATTGAGTCGCGCATAGGTCATTGCGCCAGCCTTATCAGTGGTTGGCGATACCGACTCATAAATACGCTTCTCAACCGGGGAAAGATTCTGGTAGCCGCCAAGATCATCTGCAAGACTGTCCAGATAGTTGCGGGTCTTGACCGGGTCAACTTCCATACGTGGCGGAATAGCTTCCTGTACAGGCTTATAAAGCTGCTCCTCCTGCGCCTTGAGTGCATTGCGTGTAGCAGTGAACCGGCTTTTAAATGCATCATCCATCGCCAGCCTGTCTGTCATAGCTCCGGCATCATCAATAATCTGGGAAGCCCGTTGCGAAATGCGTGAAAGGCTGTCACGGCGAACGGCGGCTAATGCTGATTCATCCTGTGAAGCCAGGCCAATCTGCACTGCTTTAAACGCATCACTTCCAGAAGTGTAAGCTTCAAGCATTTCGTCAGGATTGATATCCAGCCGGCGCATGGCATCAATGACATTCTGGTCAGGCTGAATATCATTGACGACCTGAGCAATTCGCCCCTCATTGCCAGTTGTGGCTGCGCGGGCGTAGTCAGCAGCCATCTGAGACTCTGGTGCCGCCTGCGTTGCCACATCAACCGCCTGAGCAGCGACCGGTGCTTCCGCCGGAGCAACGCCGCGTACGTTATTTATCCCTTCCCGCGCTGCATTTATCACGCGCCCGCCGCCTGCAATAAGTCCACGACCGATCGCACTACCAGCAAGACCCAGCGCCATATCTGAGCCAAATTCATCCATATTGCCGCGGCCGGCAGACTGGGCGGTTGCGCCAACCACGTTTTCGGCGAGCATGTTAGCCACCTGGGTAGCGGCGCGCTCTACACGACCGGCATTACTTACTGATGCCAGCGCCTCAGCGGTGCGAGCCTGACCGATACCAGGGATAAGGTACGGGCCAATCTCGGCGCCCATCTGGGCGTATGGGTCTGTTGGACGCATTGACTGCGGTAGCCGCAGCTGCATTACCTGCGCCTCTTTCGGCACTCCTGAAGCATCTAGACCGGCGTTTACGATCGTACCAGGGATGTTGGCGACGTTAACCGCGGCCTGAGCAAGCCCCTTCCCCGCCTGTTCGAACGTCTCACCAATGGACTGCTCTGGCGCTGGCTGAGCCCATCCGCCCTGTGCCTGTGCAGAAAGCTGGTCCAGCTCGTTCTCGCTACCAGGCTGGGCGGGCTGCGTCCACTGAGAAAAACGTGGATCGGTAACATAATTGCGGGTTTCTTCCGGCACCGTGACGTTTTCACCGCGCTTCAAACGCTGCACGTTGCCCGGCCCCCAGTTATAAGCAGCCAGCGCATCAGGAATGTTACCCTGCTGGTCAATCATCTGCTTCAGATAGCGGGCAGAAGCATCGACCTGCATTTCAGGATTACGCTTCAGCTCTTCCGGGTCGTAACCCATACCCTGCGCCGTTGCTGGCATTACCTGACCTAAACCTATCGCCCCTTTCGGACTGATAACGTCAGGATTTCCGCTGCTCTCTTTGCTTACCAGCGCCTGAAGTAAGCCCGCAGGAAGTCCATATTTCGCTTCAGCCGCAGAAACAAAATCGCCACCGGATGAAGGTGGCGACTGTTGCGGTGCGGATTGCTGTGACTGGTAGTTAGACCACGGACCATCAGAAGATGCGTCCGGCGTGCTGCTCTGATATTTCTCCCATGGTCCTGCCATCAGTTCTTTCTCCAGTTATTTTTATCTGCCGGATTTCCGCCAATGAACGTATACCCATCCTGTACTGTTCCGGCACTAATTCCGCCAGCGCTCACCTGGGGGCTTAACGCTCTCTGGCCAGCAAAAGATTTTATTTCTTGACGATACCCATTTATCAAAGGCTCTTGTTGCTGAATGCCACGCTTAGCACGTTGCAACACGTTTAAATACTGGTCTATGGCTTTTCTCGCAGCATTTGGAGAAGTGTTCTGATTTATAGCCAGTAGAGCTTGCTGCGCAGCCATACCTTCAGCATTACTTACTTGCCCCGTACCTCTCAATGCCTGCATACCCATTAATCTGGCCTGGCTTTGCAGCCTGTTAATCGCGCTCCAGGCGTCAGCAGATTCCGATCCGGGTATGCTTGAGTTTACAGCCCCTCCAAAACCAAACACCCTATCAAAATTTTCAGCAGGTATAGCCTTTACCTGGTTAACAGCATCCAGAGAATTTGATAACACGTTAACCTGATTGTCGTAAGCGGTCACAGCATCGCTCTTCGTTGCAATAATCTTCTGTAGGTTTTGCTGACCTTTTACAGTGTTAGAATTTGCTTTATTTTGAGCCTCCATCCGTCGAATGTCCGCCAGTTGGCTTTTAATGCCTAAATCCTGTCTGTCGATATTTATTTTTTGCTGCCCCTGATCTAGCTGCCCCTGCTGATACTGTGCCTGCTGCTGCAGCTGTTGTTGCTTCAGTCCGAGGTTGGCCTGAGCTATCTGTCCGGTTTGCTGTAGCTTCTGCTGATTAGCCTGCAACGTGTAATATTGCTCCGGGCCAAGAGCGTGCATCCCAATCAGGTCAGCATACTGACTAAACTGCTGCGGATTCTGCTGATAAGCCTGGACAGCTGCCTCTGGCGTAATGCCTAGCTGCTGTAAGGCGCCGGCATGTTTCTGAGCAGCAACCTGCACCGCCTGCGGGCCCGTTATGGCTGCCAGCTGAAGATCACTGGCGGCATTACCAATCTGCTTATTTTTTTCAGCATCAATGAAGCCCAATCCCTGCTGAATGGCCTGAATTTGGTCAGGATTGCTGGCTGCCAGTTGCTTTAACGCTTCCCGGTCACCAGATGCATAGGCCTGTCCGAAGTCTTTCTGAAATTGCAGTTGCTTATTCTGTGCATAGGCGCCAGCCAGATTGCCTAAGCCGCCAATAAGCGTCTGACCGAGGTTAGGCTGCGTTACATACTGAGGAACCGGCGCAACACCCACGCCCGGCGCGTTCTGGTTTGCCACCTGAAGCGATGGCATGCCTGCAAGTTGAAAGGTCGCCATTAAAATAAGCTCCCAAGTGCGCCAATCCCCGCCCCGATAGCTGTACCAATTCCGGGGCCACCAAATGCTGATCCAATAGCTGCACCTGCCGAGGCGCCACTCAGGCCTCCACCGATAATTCCTTGAGCGGTAGATGGTTGCTGGGCGCGAGCTGCGTTAATTGCACCAAGTTGCTGGGCCAATGCGCCAGCGTTGTTGGCATAGTTTTGCCCTGCGGATGCCTGCCCCGCCGCCGCGCTCATGCCGACATTCAGCAGGTTGCCGTAGTTCTGCATCTGACCTGAAAGCCAGTTCTGTCCGAGCGTAGGAGCAATTGACGCCAGCTGGTTGCTGGTTGCAGTGGAGCCAAGGCCGCCAGTTGCTTCTGACGCGGCAAGAGACTGATAGCGAGCCTGGTCAGCAAGTCCCTTATATTGGTCTGAGTTGTAATACTGACTCAGTGCTTGATTCTGGCCTTGGAGCGTTGAAAGGTTTTGAAGCTGCTGCAGCGCTGGCTGACCGACTTTCATGTACGGAGCCAGCTGATTCATTACGCGATTAAACTGCTCATTCTGTAGGCGTGCAGCTTCTTTCGTTGCATCAGCCTGAGCGCCGGCGCCGTTATCACCGCCCTTCATGTATACGGCACGGCTAAGATGCTTGTTTGCGATTTGTAAAATCAGCATTTATGAAATCCTCGTACTGTGATCGCTTCAGCTGGTAAAGAGTGACGCCGATAGGTTGACCGTTGCTTAGATAGGCATCGTCAAGGTGACCTATGCGCTCGGCACCGAGCAGGCGGATAATCGCGCGTCCGTACTTAGTGGCATCAGGCACCATCGTCACGCTATTGGTGAATGGCGAGTTATTCAGTAACCAGCGGCAAAATAAACGGTGTCCGTTAAGCGCATAATCGCCCCGAAAGCCGGGGTCATAGACAGCATGACACTCAACAACGCTATGCCAGAAGGTGCGCACCTCATGAACACCAACCAAGAGATGGCCTTCATAGATGCCGAGATAAAGCGCATCCGGCTTAATGAAATATTGGCCGCCCTTATCGACGATATTGCCGGTGTTTTGCGGGTCATTCAGGAATTGCCCGAGTCGAATAGGGTCTTCTATGATTTTCAGTTCCATATCAGCCTCAGTTGATTAACCCGTGCGCCCGCATTGCATCTTCAAGCGCCTTGATGCGCTGCCTTGCCGCTCTCAGGTCGTTAGCTATAGCCTGAACCTGTGACTGTGCGTAATTCGTACCGACCGTGTAGGTTGTGTCGGCATTAAACGCGCCCTTTAGTGCCGTTCCGGTAGCCGTAGTAAAACCAGTGACTCTCGTGCCAACCACCTGTGTGCCATTAACAGAGAGCGTGTTGGTGATATTGAGAGGGGCAGCAAGCGTCTGGGATGTCGTAGCGGACTTCGAAACATAGTCGCCTTGAAGTTGAGTTATCTTCTGCTCGGCAGTGACCACATGGTCCTGCAGGTAGTCAATATCGCTTTCAGCGGTTGAGACTCTCCCGTCAATCGAAACTATCGCGGCTTCCGCATTGCTAATCCTTGTTTCGTGATTGGTTAGCTTGTCTTCCGCCAGTTGGATTCTTACAGAATGGTCGCTAAGCACGCCGTCCTGCTCCTGGTTCTTTACTGTTGCCTCATACGCAAGGTCGTTAGCGTTGTTCGTCGCATCACTTATGTTTTTCAGATCGGTTGTCTGCTGGATAACATAAAGCTTGTAAGCTACTGAAAATCCGGGAGGAAGTATTGAGGCGTCAATCCTGCTGGACTGAACAATGACTTTTTGCGGTTCATCAGCCATTACTCGCTCCTTATCTGGCAACCGGACAAAGTTACAGGTGCCGAGGTGATAACTCGCACCTTAAAGCCAATGTTTTTCCTGATACGTCCAATCCGGCGCCAGAGTACGCGACGGTCATAAACGAAAGGCTTATCGTGAGCCACTAACTGCTCTCGCCCGTAATTAATGCCGTCACTGGTTGCGGAGATAAACAGCCTGTCGGCCACCTGAGCAAGACCGGAAGATGATTCAAGCTCGAAATCAAACACGCGGGCGTTATCAGCTTTAAACAGTGGCGTGTAGAGTAAATGCTCCTGCCCTTCTCCATATTGCGAAGATATAGCCGCAGACAACTCACCAGTAACAGCGGAACTTTTATCGCCGCAGGTGATAGTATTGCCTTCGTATACAAGGTCGATCGCCCGCCACGCATCATTACCCAGGCCTGTTTTCAGGATTGACCACTGAACACCGCCCTGCGTTACCGAACCGTCATAGACCAGAACATGCCGCGGGAGGTGAATGATCAGCAGCTCATGCGCTTCGAATCGTGTCGATTCCATCACGCCAGTGGCCAGTTCATCAGCGCTGTAGCTCTGGAGGATCTTCTCTACTGATGCGGAAGCGATTGGGCTGGCCTGTCCTGAGTTGATGATGTAAACAGACGGCGCTCCAGTTGCCGGGTGGCTAATAATGGCGTGGGAGTCTGCATACTTGGCCTTGCAGTAAGTCCCTGCGATACCTTTTTGCACCATCATTGACGGCTGAGAAACATAAAGTGCAGCACCCACACCCGTGGATGCGCCAGTCAGGGAGAAGTATTCAATCGTCGTCGCACCGAAGCAGATGACAAAGTCTCGCCAGTTGTCGATGCCGATAATGCCATCCGGCTGGCTCTCTGCCCTGTATTCTGCGCTGTATCGGTCAGGTTTTGACTCATCTTCAAGGTCGCTGACAAAGAAAGAATCAGTTCCATCTTTACACCACACATAACGGGACCGATTGCGGCATAAATCCCGCAACTGCCCCAAATCATACTGCGTGTAGCCCGTTGAAGAATCCCAGTTAGATAATGTTTTAGTTGTTTTGTCATAGCGATAAAGGGTCATCGTCCCATTAGCACCCACAGCCTGACTGTTGTAGCTACACGCCATGCTGACCCTGTTCGCGCCCAGCACGCGCCCCACATCTTCACCTGAGCGATAGAGACGCTCTCCGCAGACACGATACACAGCGCTTTGATTTGCGTTATACATTGCGCCGCGTGAGGTGCCGGCAACATCGCTGCGCTTAGTAATACCAGGGAAAGATCGCAAGTAGCCATTGGAGTTCAGAACCTCTTTTGGCACGGCCAGCATATTCACAGGCAGCAGGTCGACATAATCCGCGTTGCGATAGTCTTTACCCGTTCCCTTCATCAGCGGAAGTTGTGTTATCGGCATGCTGCACCTTTTATTATGCTTTCAGGATGTCGCCATTAGTTGATGATGTAGCGTCGTCGTAATAGCGGTCGGAGCTGAGGCACCCGTAATCATTACCCTGCCCAACAGGGAAGTCGCCACGGCGGCGCATTGATGGAATTTTCAGTGTTGCGGTGAGAAGTGCGTCATAAGCTTTGGCTGCGCTGGTTTCCTGCCGTGAGGTAGGCTCCAGAGCGTAGTCGGACATGATGCGAAGCATGAGTTGATAACCAACTGCCTGCTTGTATCCTCGCAGTAGGCCGGAATCATCATCCGGCATCGGAGCGACATCATCTTCAGCGAAAATGTACCCAATTTCGCCCGGATTTATCAGCCATTCGGCCATCATGTCCTCAAGGTCATGAATAGCATCCTCAACCGACTGCGGCTCAACGTCCGTCAGTGTGGCGTTGGATGCTATCCCGGCCTTACGCAGCGCAAAGAGTACGATTTCACCCTTTGTTAGCGTCGTCGCCATCTTTGCCCGCCTTTTTGCTGGACTTAACCGGTTTCAAATCTTCCGTCGTCTTCACAAAGCCCAGTTTTTCGAACTCAGCGAAATCCTTGCGTGCGATAACAGCCTGAATGTGACCGGCTTCGTTATCTGCGGGATAGAAAACACTCATGCGATCCATACATCACCTCTCAGAGTAAAGGGGCCGAAGCCCCTGATTGGGATTACGGGTTACGGGTTACCGAAGAACTGACCACCCATATGCGGGTTGTAGCAGACGTATGCAGGCAGAAGATCGAAGCGCATCATCTGTTTGTTGGCGTCACCGCTGGCGTATTTATGAACGCGGATAGAGAAACCTTCATAGGTAGCCACGGCCGAGTCGATGCTGTGCAGTTTCGGCAGAGCAACAGTACCCAGACCAACGAAGAACTTGTTATAGAACAGGTTCGGCTTCATGGTCTGCGTAGCGGATCCAACTACAGTAACGCCATCCCCGGCAGCAACGGCACGCTGAACCGCGTTGTATTGAGGGTTATTAGTGTCATAAATCGGCACGCCGGACAGCGTTACAGTAACGTCACCAGATGCATTAGAGTTTGCATCGTTCAGCACAGTCGCGGTGAATGCGATAGGCGTTGATCCGTTGTACAACACCTGCTTGGACTGCTGCTGCAGCCAGTAAGTCGAGGTGAACTTAATCTGGTCGCCAGCTTTCAGGAAACCGTTTTTGCTTGCGGTCGCACCGGTCAGCGTCACAGTAAACTGATAGCTGTCTTTCACTGCCAAATAATCGACAGACGGCGCAGTTTTAACCGTCAGAGTGCCACCGAAATCACCCTGAGTGCGGGATGCCAGACCATTGGACATCAACGCCTTAATGCCTCCGAAGTTACCCGGAAGCTGAGCATCTTCCCATGCAGAGCGCACCAGCGCGTCAGAAGCATGCAGGCCGGTCTGAGCGTCAGCCAGGCGCTGAGCTGCCCAAGGGTCCATTACTGCATAGTTTTGGCCTTCAGTAATGCCCAGGTCACGCATGAAGCTTGCAGTCTGAGCAACATCTGACCATTTGTTGATCGGGGTGTTCGGGCTGCCCAGTGACAGAGCGCCATTGCGCATCATGAACTGCGCCAGTTCCGTTTCCAGATCGGTAACCATGCGCTGGCGAACCGGCGCCAGAATCTCATCCAGCTGGTCGAGCTTGATAGCCTCTTCGAGCTGAGTCCATTCAACCGGCACGGTGATGTAATTACCGATACGACCGGTGGCTTTACCTGAAATCAGGTTGTTTTTCGCTTTACCAGTAATGTCACCTTCCGGCGTGCGGTAAGAGCCGAACTGATGCGGGCGCTTGAAGCTTACGCTGTCGCCGGTACTCGGGTTGATTTCTCCCTGCAGCAACTGACGATCTACGGTTTTGGCGAGAACGAGGTCGGACATAAAGCCCGGCAGGAATTTACGTAATACTTTCTGACTGACGTTTGAGTCGAGATTATTAGCCATTTATAGCTCCATTATTCAATTTTAGCGCCGGGGCACAGTTTGGATAGTTCGTCATTACGCGGATTCGCGCCCCCACCACGCACTTCCGGCTCAGGGCGTGGTGTCTGTTTGGCTTTGGGGGCTAACTTGACCTGCTTGCTCAGCTGACCAAGCATGAATGCAGCGCGTAAGGGGTCAGGCTCAGCGGCTAAGCGCTGGCGCAACTGCGGGTTTTTGCCGAGCGCATAGGCGATCAGCTCAGACCCTTCATCAGCGGCGTGGATAAGGATTTCTTTGTGCAGGTCTGGCACCTCAGCACGGACAATTTCTTCCATCTCGGCGTAGTCTTTCACCGGGAGCTTGGAGGCCCGTTCTTTGTGTGCTTCAAAACGCTGCTGGAATCGCTTAACTGCTTCCTGCTGCTGCTTCTCTTGCTGTTGCTTAGCCTGCTCGACACGGCTCTTTTTCTCATGCCAGGCGGTAAGCTCCTGCTCAAATCGCTCTTCATCCCACTCGCACGTCTCAAGCGTCGGTTTGGGCGGGACTGTTTCGCTTTGCGCTTGCTGGTCGACCGGCTTGGATTGGATCTGCTCAAGCTGGCGTTTCAGTTCGCGGTTTTCTTTTTGCTGCTCTTTAAAGCCCTTGCGTAAATCCTTGACCCATTGCGGCGCTGGTTTGCCGTCAATTTCTTCATCGGATTCACCCAGGGGAATTTCTTCATCACCAACCTGTAAGGAGTATTCCTGTTTGTCGGTGCTATCTTCGTCCTGCTCACCCTGCTCACCACCTTCCTGCTCAGACTGCGCAGATTCTTCCTGCGGCTCTTCCTGCTCTGCTTCCGGTTGTGATGCGGCTTGCTCTGGCGCCTGCTCCTGACTTTCAGACAGGGGAACAGGCTGACCGTCGATGATCAGTTCGTTATCCATTTTCTACTCCTGGTTAGCTCAGCTGTGAGTCAGCCGGTGACTGTGGTGATGACTGTTGTTGCTGATTAATGAAGTGGTCAGCGTTGGCTCTCGCCTCGCTGTTTTGCTTTTGATACCAGTCGGAAAGCACCCGTAGCGCCTCCTGAATGGATTTCTGGTCAGTGGCTTTCGCATCAGCCAGTTCGCCAATGGTCTGCGCCTGTTTAAGCTGCGCATCCTGCTGGGCGGTGAACGCTTTAATCTGCAGATCGCCCTGTTTGATTTGCAGTTCCGCCTGTTTATTCTGCGCATTCTGTGCTTCTGCCTGAGCAGCAACCATCTGCGCCTGCGCGATAACCATATTCGGGTCTGGCTGGCTTTGCTGAGCCATCTGTGCCTGCTGGACGATGGCCTGCTCTTTCTGGTTGCGAGGTTTAACAATTCCCTGCGTCAGAAGTTGCTGGCGGTTAAAGTCTTTGAAGTCATCGAGGCCTTCGCCGTCCATGTTATCGATGATGATACCCATGATTGCGAGACGCATCGGGTCTTGCGGAATCATTCCCTGCAGAAGCTGAGTCAGTGACGCGACCGTTGCATCGCGGCGTGCGGTGTAGCTCGGCCCAACGTCAACGGTGACATCGTAACGACCGGTAGACAGGTCATTAAGTGCGACCACTTTACCCGTCTGGCTGTCCACAACTTCAGCTGACATCAGGGCGATATCATCACTGCCATCCTCGTTAACGATGCGTACTTCTCGGTCAGAGCCGTAAATCTCTCGGGACATGGACAGCCAGACTTCACCTGCACGCTTCAGGCTCTTCGCCATATTATCCAGGTAGATAAACGATGACATATCAGAGCGGTTAAGCAGATTGTTAACCGTCTCTTCCGCGATGTTGCTCGGCATCTGCTGCATTGCCATGCTGCCACCGGTAACTTCCTGAATATCTGCGCTGGTCTGCTGCAGTAACGCCGCTAGCGCCTGATTAAGCACTGGCGCCTGCGTGTAGCCTGATACGTTAGCTGCGGCGATCACATTGCCGGTTTTGTCTTTAATGGAGCGAAGAGGCAGAAATGCCGGGCGCTTCTTGTTGCGCTCTGCCCAGTGATTTTCCAGCCCCCGTATTTGCTCCATATCGACGATAGGTGTCTGACCGGGGTCTTGTGCTGCTGAATCAGCCAGCATCGACACCTGCAGGTTGTAAAGGCGTTGCGGGTCCATGGCTTTAGCGATATGACCCTCAACGCGTTCAATATCGTCAATGAACCAGCGCTTGCCATAAACAGGAATCAACGGAATATGCTCGCCGGGAATGCGGCGTGGTTTCTCAAGGAAACCATCACCATCGACCACAGATACATAAATGCGGCGGCGCTTAACAGAACGTCTGGCCACCTCTTCGAATCCTGCTTCACGCAACTCGTCGAGGATGTCTTCCAGTTGATCGCTGTCATAGGTGGCAATCTCTTCCGTGATGGGCTGCTTATAGCTCACCACCTCAATAGACTCTTTGCGCACCTCATAGTATTTAGCGATGAATACTGACTCTGAGTCGAACCATTCGTACTTCCAGCTGTTGGAGGTCGTTGGGTCAAGTGATGCAGGGTCTTTGTTGTACTCAGCTTTATACTTATCTGGCGACATGGAGTACATGCAGAACGCCCACAGAGCATCTGACTTGTCATACTTCTTCGCGTCAGGGTCGAACCATACTGAGCGCGCCGGGTCGTAAATGGGCTCGATAGCGATGCGCTGTCGCTCGTCCATCGGGTCATATTCATTAACCAGCGTCGTGGTCAGGCGGAAGCAGCCGAAGCCACCGGTCGCAGCATCATCAAATGCGTTATCGCAGGCCTCTCCGCCGTCCGTCTCTTCATAGTCAGCGCGAAACAGACCATTCAGCTTGTTAGCCAGTTCTTCACTGGCTTCTTTGTCGCCCGGACGAAACTTAACGGTGATTCGGTTGTTGCGGTACTCACTGATAATGCGGTTAAGCTCAGTGGCTACTTTATTTATTTCGAACTTTGGGTACTTCTCGAACTGCTCGTCGAGCTTTGTCCCTGCTGATGTAGCCCCTTCCCACTGACCACCGGGAACGCGGGCAAAACGTGTGGCCTCAATGCACTTCTCACGCACGTCTTGCTGTGGTGAATGAGCGCGATCGAACCTGAGCATAATGCGCTCATGTTTGTCTTTTAATGTTTCTGCCATGGTTACCAACCGGAGGATGAGGGAACGTGAATATCTGAATCGTCCTGAACTACTGCCGGGCAATGCATGATCATCATCAGCGCGTCAGCCAGGTTTGGCGATGGGATGCCAAGCTTCTGCTTCATCTCGACCTTAGTCATCAGCTCAAGCTTGCCGTTGCCGTTAAATTTGCGCTGTATTTGTGTCAGTTCAGCGAAAAGCTTCTCCAGCATCTTCTCACCTATCTCTTCACTGTCGAAGCTGATCATCTCGTCAGGGTCGGCATATTCACCATACTCGATGGCGCGATAGGTTAAGTAGAGGCGGTCAGCTAGCGCGTAATAGAACTGAGCGCGCTTATTGCGAAACACGTCACCAATAGTGCGGATGTTGTCACCATCAACTATCTCATCCGCCCATGCTCCAGACTGGTAAGGTGCATTCTCATCGAATGGCGCCTCGCTGCCTTTGAACATGGTGACAGTAACCTTCTTGCCGGCGAAAGCGTCTGTAACCTGCCGACGTAATCCAGCTCCAAGGCCATCGCCATCAAACAGGAAGTGGTCGGCATATCCGCGAATTGCCATACCTGTAGCCCAGTCAGCGCCTTCATTTACGTCCATCTGAACGCCTTCACAAATGCGCTTAACCACCGAGCCGTGACGCTCTGCATAGCCTTTGGCATCAGGACCAGTATCTGACGGGTCATGAGCTGCAATAACGGCGCCTCTGGCCTTCCACCCTAGTTTCTTATGTGCATCAGTTGCTGCTTCCAGCCACTCGCGTTTAATGATTGCCATGTCGCTCGCGCTTACCGGCTCACCGAGCCAGATGTGACGATAAAGTGTTGGATTCTTGCGCTGGCATTCTTCCATCTCCAGACGCAGCACTTCGGGAAAGTGAGGGTTGTCCGTGTAGTTGACGGTCAACAAACAAATGTCATCAGGAGGCGTAACAACGAACCGCTGATAGGTGTCATCAAGAATATTTTTCGGGTTGAAGCTTACCCATATCTCCGAGTGAGGCTTGCGTATCGTCGGGATCAGGATTTCCCACGACTCTTTAGTTACTGCCTCAGCCTCTTCAACCCAGCAGATATCTATGCCCTCAAGAGACTTAATCTTGGTTGGGTTGTTCTTTATCCCGTAGAACATGAACTCGGCACCAGTACCAAGGTGGCGAATCATTGTGCGCTGGGTTTCAAACTCTGATTGATACCCTTCCCGCTCAATGGTGTCCTCAAGCAACCGAATAACGGAATCACTGATACTGTTTTGCAACTCACGGGCGCACAAGATTCGAATGGGCTGACGCCTGGCCGCCTCAACAAGTAGACGGGCAAATGCCCATGACTTACCGCTACCCCTGCCGCCCTTGGCGACTTTGTAACGGCGCGCCTCGATAAACGGTAGGAAGATAGGGTTTAGTTTGCTCATTTTTCGAATAGCGTACTCATCGGTGAGGTTTCTACCTGAATTGCGCCGCCGTCTTTGCCGGTGACTTCATGGTCTTGTTTATCACGCCATTTATTTCTCTGGCGGTTCTTCAGCCAAAAGATCATCGCGGTTACATCGCCGGGGATGTGCTTCTCTGCCTCCACCTCCTTGAAGCCTTCGGCAGTCTTCTCTTCGCGCTTTTCTTTAGCTGTATAACCCATCGCCCGATTGAAGAGGTTGTTGGCGATATCAGCGTCAGCAACCTCTTTGCCGTTTTTTATGGCCTCTGAAAACTTCGGGTGAGCATTCTTCCACTCGTAGATGGTTGATACAGCCACCTCAAAGAATGCAGCCAGCTCTTCATCGGTGTGGCCGAGCAAGCACAGTTTGCGTGCCTGTTCGGCATACGCCTCTTCGTACTTAGTCGGCCTAGCCATATGTCACCTGTTATTCTTCTTTAATGTATGGAAGGAAGTGGCTAAACATTCTGTCGAGCAAGTAGCAATATGTTTCATTTGCTTTATCTGTCTCCACAACCACTCCCACATCATGACAGCAGTAAAACGTTGCGTGAGCACATTCATGCACCAGAGTGGCAATGTTGTTATCGAAAACTCCGATTAGGTACATGTTTTCACCTGTCGATTCATTTTGGTAATGACGACAGCGACCCAGCGTGAATGAAAGCTGCCCTGCATCAACGCCCAGAGCTTTTTCTGCCTGAACCCACTCATTTCTCGTGCGAGCCAGATAAATATTTGCAGTATTAAATAAGGGCACGAAATAGCGTGGTAGCTTTGGCCACTTTACTTTTGCCATGATTATGCTTTCGTGAATGCCTGGGCGAATTCACAGGTTCGGCCCGGCGTTAACTGTTGAACCGACATATCACCAATAGGCAGGAAGCCAGCTGCTATTTTCGCATTCACTTTGATCGTGAACTCAGCGCGATCTGATGAGTACACCACATCGTAATCAGTGGCTGCTGTGCCGCCTGCTGCTACCTGCTGGAAGTACTGAGTCTTGCCGCCGCCAGTGCCTTTAACGCCTTTGATGCCACCCTGTGGAAAACGGGAGGCTGCGATGTGTCGTTTAATCTCTGCCACCAGGTCAGGCAGGCTACCAGCAGTGATTGTCTGCATGGATGTAATGGGCATAACCACCTCTGTTAATTCTATGCGTTGGATATACCGCTCAGCCCAGTTCTTTGAGGCTGCCGGCAGAGAGAAAGAGTTACCTGTCGTCTGGTAGGTATCAGACGTGCCATCGCTGTAAACCACCTTGAGCGATGATATGTTATTAGTGTTTACGGTTACTGATGATGCTGAGCGCGTTCCCTGCGCACCTGCGGCAGAGATAATTGGCGACGTTGCCAGTGTACCTGTCTCTGCTTGTGGATAAGCAGCGCTGAATCCTGCTGATGTATCAGCGATACCCGTTGGAACAGAGTCATCCGTCACTGATGTAGCTGATGTCAGCAACCCGTTATTAGCTCCGAAGTACGGGAATGCCGCTCGGAATATAAACGCTTCATCCGACACGATTTTTGTTGAAGCAGAAAGGTAACCGCTTCCCACATAACCAATCTGCCGGTTGTTGATTCCGATGTTTTGAAATGTATTACCCAAGAAGCCGGCACGAAACGCCAGATTATTGCGCCCCCTGTGCATGAGCATCAGAGAGTAAGTAATATTCCCTGACAGAGCGCCTGACGTCCGAAATTGAGTCCGGTGAAATACAGATCCGGAACCAGACTCACGATATTCTGTAAATCCGTCAGATCCAGGCAGGCTGGTCATATTCTCCAGCGTGATAGAGCCATACAAGTTTGTTGCGGCAGGCTCTGGCTCATGACGGCCAATAGCGACGCCATTGACGTATTCAAGCGGCCATTCATTCTCAGCCGATGTTGCGATTAAACCAGAGGAACTCAGGTATGCGTGAGCAGGGCCGGTATATTTAACGCGAGGGTCAACGCTGCTCGATGTCAGGTTAATAATTACGGCCACGTTGTCCTCCGGTTATATCAGGAGGCAAACAGGGCGTGTGCTTCCGTTGCTGTCTGGATAGCGCGATCTGTTCGGGCAACCACACCCGTTTCTGCGGTGGCAAGGGTATAGCCATCTTTGAACAGCTCGGCCTTCAGTTGGTCACCACCTACAAACTCAATCGCCTTTTTAGCGGCGGCGGTGTCTTTCATTACAAGCCGGTAAAGTTCAAGGTTGAGAGAATCAATCTCTGTCATGATCGTTACTTCCACGGGTAGCTCCTTAATGGTGCGTGGTCATTATCAGGCCCACTCGGGAATGAGCCTTGTAATGACTACCGATTGCCGCACACCTTGTCCCACAGTTCGTTATGCACGTTGATAGCCCTTACCGTCCTGATGTCCATCAGGTCAGCTTCTTTGCCGTGGGTGTAGATGGGACTGAACAGCGTGCAACTGGAATCAGTGACGATGTATTCATACTTCGGAGTTGTATTTCGATTCACGCAGCTTGCGGCGAGCAGCGTCATCGCTGAGAGAAGCGTTACTCTGCTGAGCTTCTTTAGCTGACTGGATGTTGTAAGCTTCCACATCTGATTTTGCCTCTGCCTGATGTTGCATCCTGATAGCATCAGCCACTTCTGCCTTTGCTTTCTCTTCGGTCTTTGCGACCTTCTTTCCGCCGAAGTACGTTGCCACCAGTGCGGCGATAACAGCCAGCCCGGCCAGAATGTAATTCCAGCCGCCTGCAAACAGATTGATGAGTGTGTTCATGGCTGCTTGTCCAGTTGCTCTTTCTTCTCGCTCAGCCGCTTTTGTCGGACAAACTGAGCAACGATACCCAGCACAACGAGGAGATAGCTGACGTACTGAGCGATGTTTACCGGCAGCATCGATTTGAGGTCAGGGGGAAGCATGTTCCATGCAGTGATAATCGCATCAGGCGCCGAAGCGAGGTAAACGCCGAGTGCAGCACCGATACCACTGAGCCATACCGACCATGCGCGGAACAGCAGCCGGGCATGGCTGACGAATTCGACCGATGTGTATTTGCGGATGAACAGCACCGAAACAACGATGACAGCCACGACGCAGATAAATATCAGGATGCTCATATCAGCCCCTTATAGACGTCGTAATCACCGGAGCGCATCACAGCAGCGTGGCGGCGGGCGCGGTTAGGCGTTTGACGCGCCCACAGGCTGTTAAGCATGCCATTAGCTGCTGCTTCGAAATCGCCGTTTGAAATCATGACCAGTGTATTTTTGAAGCCAGCCAGTCCAGCAACACCCAACTGGTAACCCATCGAGTAGAGAATATCTGCCCGCGCCGGATTGCATTTCTGCAACGCCGCGTAGATTGCCGGATTGCTGCGACACTGGTTGATTGTGGAATCCACGAAGCACTGAAGCCACACATCGCCCACCTTCCGGGGAACTGTGAATGTGTAATTACTCAGGCTTGCACCCTTTGGCCCGATTTTGATGCCACACGCGACCGTCGGATAATTCAGAGAGTCAAGGTAAGGTTTTTCCTTGTAGCCTTCTTCCATATTAAGGATTTCTATAATCTTAGACATAGCTTCCCGCTCCATGATTGCAGAATTCACCGTGGTACTTCTCTCTAAATGAAGAGGCGACTAGATCCGCTAGTTCTTTGTCGCGGTAATATCCAAGAAAATGGCGATGCTTATGAAGGCGTAGATTAACCATCCACATCTTCTTGTTCTTGTTGAAATTTACGCCCTTGCATCCAGATGTATTATTAGATGCAATTTTCTTATTCTGGCCATTTTGCGAAGCGCTGGCAGCCCTTAGGTTTTCGATACGGTTGTCCTTCGTATCACCGTTAATATGGTCAACCTGTTCCGGGAGGTATCCATGGTGAAGCAAGAATATAATTCTGTGCCCCATGTATGTCTTACCGTCAAAATGAACTTGCAGATAGCCTCTAGAGGTAAACCGGCCGGCAACTGATCCGACGCCCTTGGTGCCTCGCTTACTTATCTTCCAGTACAGGCGCCCTTCTCTATATTCGAAACATTCCGCCGCCCGCTTCTTAAGAGGATGGATTATCTGACTCATCGCTTACTCTCCATCTTGCATTGCTCAGGCGCTCTTCCCGACGGTCTCGCTTACGCTGAAAATAAACATTCACACAGAACGTTGCTACGGCGAGGATGAAGCCACCTACTGCAAGCCATTCGTTTAGCGACAAGCTACCGGCGAGAAAAGTCGCCCCGGACGTGGCATATGCCGCGCTGGTCGTTACCTTGTCTGCCATAATTTTCATACCTGCCTCCGAAATGTGGAGGCTCGCTTTTAGGAATTGTTGAGATTGTGACCTGAGCGAGCCGGGTTAAACTTCTCAATGTCAACTGAGAAACCCGCCTGATTACCCGCCTGCAGGACCTTTGAAGAAAATGCACATCGACGACAAGGGATCACGAGGAGTGTGGTAAGGGATTCGTCGTGCGCAAAAACGAAAAAACCAGCTCTATGGCTGGTCTTTGTATTAGAAGGCTGCAGCGTGACAGCCACGCAATGGGATGACAGAGGCTACGGCTCGGATGTTGCTGTGGTGGCCGGCGCTGAACTCCGGCATGCTTAATCGTAGTTTAAGCTGGCCCTTGCGCATCAGCCTGCGCATTCACCACAACGAAAAGCAGCCTGTTTCACAACACGAGCGCCCCGCAATGCGGTTCAATTCGTCAAGCTGCTTATCTGTTGTGCAGAAACAAAAAGCCCCGACGGTTAGGTCAGGGCTTTAATTCTGTTGCTCAACGACTTCTGTCACGAGCATACCAGAAATGTACCAGGTGCTCGTCTCGTTTTCAAATTATTTTTGCATCTTTTTGCATTTAAGCTGCAATTTTGTGATTTATCCCATTCATTTCGCGCATTATCGCGTGATATACGGATGCCTCAAGCAATTCCCGACACCATCTAATTCGCTTCCTGCTAGATTCAACATGAATGCCAGTCAGTCGAGAAAGCTCATACGCAATGTCTTGCGCGCATTTGCGTTCGCAGTAGTATTTAATGGCTACATGACGAATCGGGTTATCAGGTGCGAATGTGCTACAGATGACAGATTCAACCAGGTCAGCATCTTCCTGCTCGTTGGCGCGGTCGAGGAGATTGCTTACTGAGTGCTGCGGGTTAATGAGCTGCTTCGCTTTGATGAACAGCTCATCTCCGCGATATCCCTGCTTATGAAGATTATTTACCACATCAATAATCCGCTCTGATTCCCGATCGTTCCACTCCTGGCGAATCATCAGCCTGCCGATAACGCTGCACTTTCCTGAATCTGGCCCTACGTGGCCGCCGTACTTCTCACCCCACACATCAAGCAGACAACGAACCCATGCGGATTGCAAAGGAGTTATGAGCTTTACAGGCTTGAGGTAACGCTTCTTCAGGTCGGATTTGCGCAGGCATAGCGCCAGCTGCGATAAGGCTTCGCTGTTCATAGTCTCTCCCAAGATGGCTTTTATGCTGAATGATTAGGTAGTTGGTGCTGAAGGGTATGCGGAGCTGTTTGCTGTAGAGGTTTAGTAATTGCCACTGGCGCCTGAGGTCACTCATGCTGCCTCCTGATGTCTTTTGCGCAGCTTTTCGTAATGACGGGCCCGGCGCGTGAAGATGGTTTTCATTCGCTTCAGGTAGTCGATATCGAATTTGCGCGGTGTGTTGTCGTGTTCGAGGATTTCGACGCGATCGGCGCCAATCTTCCCGATAAGGTTTATTCGGAACGGGATGAGGTTCCCGGACAGTTCACGGTTGCAGCGAACGCAGCCCGCATGGATATTGAAAACGTTGTACCGAAGGTGTGATGCCGATCCGCGCGACCGGTAGTGACTTGCATCTACTGCCCCGCCCCGGACGCCATAGTTAAGAGGCCTGCCGCAGGCTATGCATGGCTTCCCGTAATCACGCCAGAAGACATACCGGTTAACCGCAACCTGATCCTCTTTGGACCAGTCAGATTTTGTCTTGAGCTTTTCCCTGCGTATGCGTAATTCGTCGCGCTGTAGCTTCTCCTGACGCTTTCTGTTGCGTTCCGATAACTGGTTAGCGAGCTGAATGGCACATTTAGGGGAGCAAACTGTCTGGGTGGTGCTACGGGGGATAAACTTCTCAGGGCAGATACGGCACTTCTTCGGCTTCGGCGCTTTAATCGCCTTTGGCATTGTCACCCCCTATGTCGTAATAGTTAGGGTCAGTGAATATCGTGTAGAAAGCACAGCAGTCACTGCAGACAAAGGTTTCGTCTGGTGACAGCGGCAGCCCGCAATCTGCGCAATGTGGCTCTACTGGTTCGTTCATCTGGATAACCTCATTTTGTCGGCCACAGCAGTCCGCAACATCTCCAGATAGGGAAATGTCGTTACTTGGGATTCGCTGGGGATTGGTTTCTTGCGGGGCTTACGGTGGGTGACGCGGAACTTGAGGTTATCTATCGCTTTTTGTGTGATGCTCACTCTTTGTCGCATGAGTCCCTCCACAATCCGTCTGCCTGCAGGTCAGCTTTCAGCTTTGCTTCGCTCTGCACCAGTTCGCGGAATTTGCGAGTGATATGGCCGGCGGGATAAGTCTGCTTTGATACCGTGGCGATGAAGTTCTTCACCGGCGCCGCTTTGGCTTTCTTCGCCAGCTCTTTGCAGCAGCTGCGAATCATCTTTGGTGAGCCGTTGTGGATTTTGTCGCACAGGCTCAGCGTCAGAATGACGTCGATAGATTCACCAAGCAGCGCGGTAGTTGCCGGGTTCTCAGTCGGTAACTGCATGGCAATGCGTGTTGCGGGGAAGTACTCATGCATGGCGCACCTCACGAATAAGCTTGTTAAATTCAGCCATCAGGAAACCGGGCGGGTAGGTTTTCTTCGGCTCCGCAATTTTTTTCATCCAGGCCGGCAGAAGGTCTTTATCCACCTGTCGAACGTTGCGAATGATGTAATCTTCCCCAACAGACACGAGTCGGTACTGCAACTTTCGCGGGTTTCCCTTCTTCAACAGCTTCACGTTTACTGACTCGGCCATGCGATGCAGCGCCGAGGTAATGACGGATAAGTGGACACTGCCGTATTTGCCGCCAACGAGGTATTTAATCTCTGTCGCGGTAAACCATTTGTTTCTGGGTACGCTGTCGATAATCATCAGGTTCGGTGGAAGTCTCATGCTGCACTCCTGTATTCCGTTTTAACGGTGCCAAGATTTTCAGTAGTAAACATGGCGTTGCGGTCCGGGTCGGTATTCATCACTTCCATAACCCCTCCAAAGCGTTGATAAACGCTGAATGAAGATTCATAGACGTGAGCAAGCCACACAGCTTCTTCGATAGCTGCGCCTATATCGGTAAAAAGGGTCATTGGTTTTGCTTGTCTCGTAGCTTCGCGTATTCGCTGTCGTCGGGAACCGTCAGGCTGCAGCCGATATTCAGCGCCCAGCCTTCAACCTGTGTCAGGTAGAATTGCATATCGCCGGTATCGAGGTCTGAGGTGTGCCGTAGCGAACGGATGGTGGTTTTCTCCCCCGTTACCACGTCAACCATTTCCCGCTCTTCGTAGCCGAGATAGGTGTGTTTCATGGCGTCTTTCACCCATTCAGGAGACGCAAAAGGCTTACCGCGCCGGATGAGGAAGGCGCTGATTTCTGCGTACCACATATGGGATAAGGCGTTCTGGGAGAGGCTGCGCTTGTCGCGCCAGGGTTTAATCGTGAGTCTGTAGCATTCGCCGGATTCGAGCAGGGGTTGAAGCTGTTGCCCGATGGCGCTGAAGTTTGATTTATGGAGGCGTAGGCCGTCCTTCGGTATCTCCATCGCTCTGCTCCTGTTCGCTGCGGGCTATCCAGCCGTCTTTCCAGCACTCCCAGCAAGTTTCAACAACGTCTGGGTTGGGATAATCTTCAGGACTCCACCCGGTATGGTCTTCAAAGCTCACAGAGAATTGCTCTCGCATCTTCTGCCGCTCCAACTCATCGTTGCTTGTCATAATCTCATCCTAAACAGCCAGTTGCAGCTGCATGTTGAAGCGATCCCGCTGCTCGCAATAAATTAGTGAGCCGGGACTGTTATGCGACTCGATGCGTTCGACCATGAGAGCGGCACGAGTTTCTTTGGATGCCGGTGCATAAGCACCTGACCATGCTTTATCGATGCCGATGTTTCTGGCAACGTTTGTGCTGTCAGCGCTGGCGAGAGGTAGTTTTGTGAAGATGAGTGGATTAAGCATGCGCAGGCCGTGCAACTTAGCTATGGGCTGGCCATATTCATCGGTAACGTGACGAATCAGGTCTTTCATCCGGGCCACCGCCAGATTTGGCCGCTTAACGTCGTACTCGCCACAACTGCCGATCGCTACTCGCGGATATTCATTGCAAAGCCGGATAAAACGCTCATCGCTTTCGTTCATGTGCCAGACTGGAACGCCGTAGAATTCCCCATGCGGCCACTCATCCAGTAATGCCTCATTCTCTTCTTCGCCACCGTCGATAACGTCGGGGATAATTGCGAAGTCAAAGCCGGGATGGTTTCTCCAGCGAGCAACAAACTCGTAGTAATCAGCCCAGTCGATTTTGTTGCGGCCAGCTGCTTTCCACGCAGTAAAGGCGCCATTATCTACCGCGAATGACTGGCAGACCTCAGATGCCAGCCCCATCTGCGCTGGATGAGCAAACGAGATAAATGCATGCCTTCCTCTCCACGCTCTTAACGCTGCTACATCAGGAGTAATCGGACCGCCGTGATAGTGGATCATCTCACTCTCCTTCCTGATGCTTGCAGGACGCCTTCTCTTGCTGCTCCAGTACAGGGAGTGCAATCTCAAGGGATTGCCGAGATGCCTGCCATGAAGCCCAAGCCATACGAGTACCGAGTCGATAATAATCACCTTCCTCAATGCTGAAGCATTCCAGCCAGCCGCCATCTTCAAACTGCCCGAAATCATTCCAGTACCATTCCTCAAACTGCTCTCTGCACTTCTCAGCAGTTAGCTTTTTCATCACTCTTCCCCTTTGTCGTGCATCATCAGGTAGACGATCATCGCAGCGCGGAGTGGGTTTTCATCTGTCACTGATGGCTTTCCATAGCCACCTGATGCCAACCAGCGTCCGTCATATTGAGAAGGTACTATTCCGATTTTACTTTCTACTAAAAGAGGTCCCGCATCAGCCCATGAGTTGCAGGGGTCAAACTCCCCCGCGTCTTCGGTGCGCTCCACATGCTCACCAAACTCAACGGTGTTAACGTGACGAAGAATGATTAGCTTGCCTTCATCAGTCGTCCGGTATTCAGGGCCGCCGCCATAAAGAGCTTCCAATGCCGCTTTGTTTATTTGCAGGTCACTCATCTTGCTGTAGTCCATCATGCATACTCCGTAACGTTTTGGTTCGCCCAGGCCTCGTCATATTCAGCGGCTGGCATATTGGCGATGTAGTTGTAAGGTGAGGCGCTTTCAGTCATCAGGAACTGATGCGACTGCTCCTCAAGATAGAGCGGGATACCACCTTCCCAGCCCTCTCCGTTTCGCTGTTTCTCAAGCATCAGGACAGAAGCTGATGCGGATAGTGCGGCCTGCTCCTTGTCGTTCAGCGTCTCGCCCATCTGCTGCTTCTGGATGGCCCGCTCCCTGACTTTGTTACGCCAGATGATGAACAGGTTGTCGGTGAGGTCAGTGATTGCCCCGGTGCCTTTAACGTCCATCTTGCCGGTTGGCTTCTCTTCACTGTCACCCTTACGGCTGTGAGTAACCATGATTACGTGGCTGTTGGTACGGTTCTTGAAGTCACATACCGCGTCGACAAAGGCTTTCTGCCCGTTGTAATCGTCGTCGCCAATTCCGCACTTCATCAGACTGTCGATGATGAACAGTTGAATGCCGTAGCGGCGATGGGCGTATTCGAAGATTTCCAGAAGGCGATCTGCTTTTGCGGTGCCGGTCAGCCCGAAGAGCCACAGGCGGTCATCGTAAAACTTGAACGCTGAATCTATTTCCAGCTGAGGCGGCAGTTTCAGACAGGTGGCCTGTCGTGTGAGGCGTTTAAGCAATGCGCCCGGCTTCAGCTCAAGAGAGGCAACACAAGCCCTTACGCCCTGCCTCATCGCTTCCAGTACCATATGGCCTGCCACTTCCGTTTTGCCGTGACCGTTCACCCCATTCACGATGGTCAGCTCAGACTCGCGGAAAACGAAATTGTGGTTCAGAGACTCCCACGGACTGGTGAAGAGATACTGCTCTTTGCCGTAGAAGGCGTTGATGGTGTCCTGATAGAACTCGCGGGCGCTGTAAAGCTCTTCAGGATCGAAGAACGCGGCTCGCTCCAGCACATCGATTACCTGGTCAGCAGTCATTCCTGCCTGCAAACACTCGTTGATGTCTTTATGCGGGAGGCTGACCAGGCGGCAGCGATGCTCACCGAGACGGCTGGCGATTTCTTTGGCTGCAATCTGCCCCACTTCATCGGCATCCATTGAAATCCAGATTTCATCGAACCGGTCCAGATTGTGAAACTCAAACTCAATCCACTGCTGCTTGGCACCCTTACCACCGCCGAACGGGACAGACAGAGCAGGAAGGCCGTACTGGTAATACGTCATGCAGTCGATTTCGCCCTCACACAGCACAACCAGGCGAACGTCTTTAGGGATTGCCTGCCAGCCAAACAGACACGGCTCACAATCGCCTTCTGCCATAATCACTTTCTTCCCGTCAGGGCGCTCGGTGCTGATGCGTTTAACCTGCAAAAGCTCACCGTCGCGCTTGTACGGTAAAGCCAGTGCATCCAGCTCACGCTCGCCGTTCCAGACCTTTGCCGCCGCAACTTCAAATGCCTTTGCCGTCTCAGCGGTAATGCCGCGAGATGCCAGATATTCGAGATGCTTTTCGGTTTTGGTGAGGTAGCGGGAGATTTTTTTGCGGTCTGGGCGGGAGAATTTCTTTTGCTGCTTTGCTGTGAAGTGGTGATCACTGTCTTTGATGCCGAGAAACTCTTTCGCTTCCGTCATCGCCTGGTGTAGTCCGCAATCCCGGACCGCTACCCATAAATCCAGCAGGTCACCACCGCTTCCTTCCGCGAAATCCTGCCAGACTTTCTTGCCTGCCAGATTCACCTTCAGGCTTTTCCCTGACTCCCCGTTAACGCTTCCTGCAACCCACTCATGTGCCTCTTTTTTGCCGTTTGGCAACAGGTATCGGGCTACCCTGTCGACCTGATTCCACAGCAGGTCACTCAGTTCAGATGCTGTCATACAGACCTCAGTTGGAGTTTTTCAAACCAGAACCGGACAAACGCAGCGCTCAGCAGGCCGTGGTTATATCCGGCAATCAGCAGTGACTTAATTCGTGGCTTCATGTGATCACCTGTCGATAAACACGTAGCCAGACTTGGTTACTGTGATGGCTGATTTAACGCCGCTTGAAGTAGCTGCCGCTGCTGGCTTCTCGTCATTCCAGCGTTTCCCGTTGAGGTACGTTGCAGGATGCAGATTATCGAAGCCGAACTGCTTACCCTTACGGCAGGCGATGTCTTCTGCCAGCATCTGAGCAAACTGCTCCGGCGTTCCGCGTGATTCTTTCCGCCACTCCTGAAACTGAGACCTGAATGCAGACATGGCTTTCTGCTTGCCCTTTTTCACCATGCCTGCACTCCAGAAAACTGATTCGAATGCTTCGTCAATTTCCTGATACTTGTTTGCAGGCTGGGAGACCTTTTCACATGTCGACCGAACCTGTTCGGGCAAAGTGTTTTTATTGTCTTTCTTTTCTTTTGTAATATTGTCTTTTGTGTTTACCTGATTCGGGTAAGAGCGTTTACCTGATTCGGGTAAGCTTTTCTTACCTGATTCGGGTAAAGTTACCTGATTCGGGTAATGTTCTTTTTCCCACTCTCCAATCGCCTTATTTATCCCAACCTGGTGGCCTGATTGGGACAGTATTTTTCGCTTAACGAGAGTGCTTTTTGCTGCTGAGCATTTATGAGGCAACATTCCTGTAAGCTGTGACAGCTGCTCATTGCTGATCCAGTCAACCTTCTTGTTAAAGCCGTATGTCTTGCGCATAACAGCCATGAAAACCAGAAGCTGATGTTGGGTTAATCCTGCAAGCATGACGGCTTCTAGGAGATCGTTGGCGATGCGCGTGTAACCATCTTCAAGTTCAGCCACGCGACGCTCTCTTGCCTCGATATGAGGCGTTAAATCGTGAACTTCAGCCAGATTCCTCATTTGCCCTTCTCCTTCGCTTTATGCTCCTGCATCATGCCTTTCAGCTTCTCAGCAACGACCGGGTTGATAGAGCGGATGAAGTCGAGACGGGCAAGGTTTTTGTGGTTCAGGTAGTTCCCTGAAATATGCTTTTGTGTCATAATTACCTCGTTGAATTGGTTTAAAAAGTTATTGTGATTTGACTGGAATCCTCGGCTGCCACCGGGGATTTTTTCTTTGCTGGAAGCACTGCTTCTACTGCCTGCCGTGCCACTTCCCTGATTAAGCTCGTCTCCCATACCTTCTCCAGAAGAACGAAAACCGTCGCCATATCACGCAGGTTTAACCGGCTTACTTTCGATTCATGCCATCCAGCTTCATCGGCTAGAACGCGTTGCCCTTTGTGAATCAGTCGGCTGCGTAATTCTGTTTCTACTTCGTTGATCAACTTGCTATTTCTTGCGTGTTCCATAATTGATAATTTCCTTGTAGGTAAATGATTGCGTGACATTGCGGTGAGCAAGTCACTTGGGGTTTCACCAAACGCCTTTCCGGCATAGGGTGAGAGTTCAGATTGATAAAGAGCGGTACTGCTTTATGCTGCGAGAAGGTTTCTGCGGCTTAAATCAAGCAACTCAGAGGCTTGGTATTTACCGTTAGAAATCCTCTCAATCGTTTTTGCGTATTGTGTTTTCCCGAAAAACTCGGTCTTGGGGAGAAATCCGTTTTTAAGCCATTTATAGACGGCCCTTTCACTCACTCCGCAAGCCCTGGCTACTTCGGGGATACCAATACTTTTAATCGGCTCATCTAAATGATGCATGGGTCATCCCTCTTCGTACTTTCAGTACACATTATGATTGAACTGAAAGTTTTTGCAAGTGGTTTACTATCGTACTCATGGTACAAACTGAAAAAGTGCGCCAAGAATTCTCCCAGCGGCTAGCGCAGGCCTGTAATGAAGCTGGACTGGATGAACATGGACGGGGAATGGCTTTAGCCAGGGCCTTGAACGTAACTTCAAAAGCCGTCAGTAAATGGCTTAACGCTGAGGCATTGCCACGGCAGGAGAAAATGAATGCGCTGGCTCAATTTCTGAAAGTTGATGTTGTCTGGTTGCAGCATGGGAAAATCAGTAAACAAAGCGAATCAAACGTAAGCTATGTTGGGAAACATGAGCCAAAAGGAACTTATCCGTTGATTTCTATGGTGAAAGCTGGCGCATGGTGTGAGGCGGTAGAACCGTATTCATTGCAAGACATCACAGAATGGTACGACTCTGACGCCCATGTTGAGGGAGATGGTTTTTGGTTGCGTGTTGAAGGGGATTCCATGACATCTCCGGTTGGCATAAGCATCCCGGAGGGAACGTTAGTTCTGGTAGACACGGGCAGAGAGGCTAAAAACGGCAGCTTAGTTATAGCGAAACTGGTTGATGATAATGAAGCGACATTTAAAAAGCTAATCATTGATGGCAGCCATAAGTACCTGAAAGGGCTAAACCCTCAGTGGCCAATGACACCTATCAATGGCAACTGCAGAATTATTGGCGTGGCTATCGAAACAAAGATGCGCCTTGTTTAAGGCTCAGTGGCCGGAAGAGACGTTTAACTAACAGACCAGCATCGGGGTTTGTGAAGGAGACAGCAGCCACGGAAGAGGGGGAGTGCCCCGAGAGGCACAGGCTATCCCGCAAGGCGGATGAGGAAGTGTCACAGCAGGGATGCTATCTACAGTGGCCGGAAGAGACGTTTGGGTGATGAGATGAAGATTGGATACATCTTCCCTGCTGTTTGTGGGGTAGCGGGGATAGCACTCCTGGTATGGTTCATTGCCAGCGGGGCGTGGATGCCGGGGGCGTAGGCAGAAGAGACGTCTGTGTAATTCCTAAAGAACAAAAACCAACGACCAGCTAATTGCAACTATCTTTCAGTTGCACTAGCTTTTCTATAGGATATATTCTTCATGAGCAAAAAACAGAAGCTCAAAGCAAAGTTGGATTCTCTTCCTAAGGATTTCACCTGGGATGAGTTAGTTACGCTCATGAATCTTTACGGATTCCGCATACTCAATGGAAAAGGGTCGCGGAGAAAATTTTATAACGAATCGATCAATCGCATCGTGTCTTATCACGAGCCACACCCAAGCTCTATCGTGAAAAAATACGTTTTGATAGATGTTAAAGCGTTACTGGATGAGCTAGAAAGCCTATGAGTAAACTACTGAAGTATAAAAATTATTTTGGCAGCATCGAAGTCTCTACTGATGATATGGTTCTCTTTGGAAGAATAGAATGCATCAATGATGTGGTGACCTATGAGGCCGATACTGTCCCAGCACTTCAAGCAGCTTTTGAAGAGGCGGTGGACGACTATCTTGAGACTTGCCAAGCGTTAGGGCGCCCCGCAGATAAACCAATGAGTGGGACATTTAATGTTCGCGTTGGCGAAGATCTACACAAAAAAGCGTATCTTCAAGCCCGATCGGCTGGTATGAATCTCAACGAGTTTGTCAAAGAGGCTGTTAGAGAGAAGGTAGAAAGCAAAAAAGAATACCACTTCCACTTTGATCGGAAACCTGATGAGAGGTCTATGGCAATAACATTTGGATCTCACTTAAAGACTGGAAGTCAATGGAATGTTAGTGCTTTGAAGCGTCGATGGAGTGGGCATCATGATGCTTAACAATATAGGTTTTGATGGTTTCCTTATAAAATCATCAAGTTATAAGGTTAACGACGTTACTGATAGGGGCACATTTAATGTGTTTTTCTCTGATTCAGAGATAAAAGTGTTCCAAAACGAAGAGACTCAAGAGCAGCAAATCTCAATAACCTTTGAAGTTAATATGGTCGGATATTCTGAAGGTGCCGATCCTGATAGCGATGAAGCTGAGCCAGCATTTGAAGTTGAGTTTGTTTTAGAAACACTCTTCATAGACCTAAACGAAAAACACATGGAAGAAAAAGATATTGAAGAAAATATGTGGTTTTTTGAGAACTTTAACCAAATATCAGCGAAGATTGCAGCTGAGAATGCCTTCAAAAATAGCGAATTAAGTCACATACCAATACCTTGGACGGCCAAATCAGCAATGTTTGTCGAGTAAACACATCTGCTATTAAGTCCGAACACCGAGCTGGATTACTCTTATCTAGTCAACAGATAGCCCGCCACTGAGCGGGCTTTTTTGTGCCTGCGGGAAGCTAGGTAAAAAAATAAATGTCCTTAAAAATCAAACAGAAAAATCTTATTGAGACTTTATCTTTAAATCTCGTACTTTTGGTACTTGCATTAATCGTACTATTGGTACAATATAAACCCATCAGCAGGACGCACTACCCAACAGGATGTTGGCGCTCTTTAACAATCTGGTGTTGTACCACCTTATGCCGAGAAGGCGTCTGGTGTGAAAAATGTCAGTTTCAGCTCGTTTAACAAGCGGGCTGAGCCGGACAAAGAAGGAGTCGATATGAACGCAAGAGAACGTTGCCGGGCGCGTCGTCATGCACGTCGGGCAGATGAACGCGCCATCATAGCCGCAACGGGTGCTAACTATCGCGGCGGCAGTATTCAGCCGCTTTATAATGCAGGTCATCGCAAATCTAAAGACATCGTAACGGCGAGGAGTTAGAAATGGATAATCAAGATAACGAACTGATGAAGGTAGTGCAGGAGCTGGCGGATGAAGAAGGCATCAGCTTTTCCGATGCCTGTAATGTTGCGATAAGGGCACTCAAGTATGAGTTTCACAGGCGGGCGAAATTTAATAGCAAGGCCGCCTGCGGAGAATCTCAGACCTTGGGTAACACCCATGACCAAGCATCTGCCTGAGTAACAAAAACATGGGGATCAATGTTTACAGTTGAAGCCATAGCGTGAACTGCGACCCTTAATTCATAAATATTTTTTGTACTACTTCCCACATACTCACCATCGGGAAGTTGATAGGTAATGCCATTATCCCCAACGATTCTCCTGTAAAAGCCGATGGAATCCATTTTTTCATGTAGCTTTGTGTAGGCTTCCCAATTAGCGCCACGCAGCTCAACCCGAACAGTAAAATCCGCCATAAGAACATTCCTATATTGACTGTGGAATATCCAACATATCAGTTTCCTTTGACTGTGGAAAGCTGAGGAACCACCTCGCCTGATGTGGTTAAAAGCAGGCATCGAATCGAATACAGGTCGCCACGGCGGCCTTTTTTATTACCTGAATTCAGGCCAACAACGTAGAGAGTGAGGTAAGCATGTTAACTGTTGCAGCAAACGAAGAGCTGAAGATGTCCAGCCTGGACTTCCTGAATAACATCATCAATCCAGCGCGGATCGAGTCCGGGCAAAACGCAGTTCGTCCATCGGGCTTCCACGAACGAGTCAATGATGAGATTGATGAAGAATTAAACTACGAAAATTTCGTAGTTGGCAAAACCGGACATAAAACCTACTACACCATGCTCAACATGGAGCAAATGACCCTGATAGGCATGAGGGAGTCTAAAGCGGTTCGCCGCTCAGTGTTGTCCTCCCTGAAAGAGATGCAGGCTAAGCAGTATCAATTACCAGACTTCACTAATCCGGCTGAGGCAGCAAGAGCATGGGCTTCTGAATTCGAGCAGAAGAAACCGGCGCAGCAGCAACTGGCAATCGCCGCCCCCAAAAGCAGAATTCTACGACCGCTACGCTGATGCATCCGGTACTTTTGGTTTCCGTCAGGTGTGTAAGGCACTGGGTGAGAAAGAGCATCTGATTCGTACGGTACTGGTTGATAAGGGTGTCATGTACCGACTGGGTGGTCAGCTTACCCCTTACCAGAATCACATCGATGCCGGACGCTTTACCGTTAAGACGGGCGAAGCAGATAACGGACACGCTTTCACGCAGGCTCGATTCACAACGAAGGGAGTGACATACGTTGCCGGATTGATTGCAGAACACAAATTATCGGCTGCCTGAGTAACACCGTAAAGCTGTCTGCTTAGACGGCTTTGAGGTGCTACGCACCAACGCTACAGCGGTAATTACGAGCCGTTGAGCATGGAAATTAGACACCTTTGGGCGCGCAATGCGCCCTTCTTTTTTCCAACACCAATCAATCAAACAGAATCAGGAGTCCACGATGAAACTTGCCATCGCGGGCGGCTCCGTCGTGGATGCCGCTCACTTTAACGAATCATTGCTCGAAATTATCACCCGCCGCCTTCGTCAGTTAATCGACACATTAAAACAGCCTGGGAGACCGTAATCATGACTATCGTGCCCGTAAACGGAATCATCTTTGTGCAACAGGGGTGCCGGTTGCTTAACAGGCTGTATGAAGCATCTTTTCCTGACAGCGAAGAAGGAATGCGCGAGGCGATTGAGTGGGCCTCACAAATCTGCGTGGGCTGGCATGAAAGCCAGGAGGCGGAATGGACAAAGAAGGTAATAAACTATGCAGCTTAACGACGATTTCTACTTCATCGAGATGATGAAAGCCATCACAGAGCCTCTGATGCAGGAAATGATGACAGATGAGCAGGCAGCGAAGGATGCGATTGCCGATTTTCACACGGAGCGTCAGCAAGAGCGTATCGACTGGTACGCAAACCACTAACAGAAAGGTGTGATCATGAAATTCGAAAAAGCCATGAGAAAGAAAGCCAAGCTACGGCTGGCACTTACCGGGCCGAGCGGTTCAGGGAAAACGTACAGCGCATTGCTGGTAGCCAAAGGAATCGGCGGGAAGATTGCTGTAATTGATACCGAAAAGGGTAGCGCCTCACTTTACTCTGACGTAGCAGAGTTTGATGTATTAGAGCTGGATCCCCCCTTCTCGCCTGAGCGCTTTATTGAAGCCATTACAGCAGCTGAGCAGGCAGGGTACGAAACGTTAATCCTCGACAGCATCACTCACGAATGGAGCGGAGTTGGCGGCTGCCTGGAACTGGTAGACACCATTGCCAAGACAAAATTCCGTGGCAATACATGGTCAGCATGGAGCGAGATTAACCCCCGACACCGCCTTTTTCTGGACGCCATTCTTCGCTCGCCAATGCACATCATCGCCACCATGCGCAGCAAAACGGAAACAGCTCAGGTTGAAGAGAATGGCCGCAAGAAAGTGGCAAAGCTTGGCATGAAGTCAGAGCAGCGTGATGGCGTCGAATACGAATTTACGACCGTGCTGGACATAGGTCATGAAACGCATCATGCAATCGCCAGCAAGGACCGCACAAAGCTGTTCTCAAACTCTGACCCGCTAATCCTGAATGAAGATACCGGCAAGAAGCTGCTTGGATGGCTGGAGTCAGGTGCCAATCCTCAGGAAGAAGCGCTGAAGCAGTTTGTTGCTGATGCTTCAGCAGCAGAAAGCATGGATGCACTGAAACCGCTGTTTGAAGAGGTGTGGCGCACATTACGCGGTACCGAATTCCAGGCGAAATCTAAAGAGGTTTACGACGCGCGTAAATCAGAACTCGAACCAGATAATAAGGCGGCATGATGAGCAGCAAAGGCGTTAACAAAGTGATTTTAGTTGGCAACCTCGGGAAGGATCCTGAGGTTCGGTATATGCCGAATGGTGGCGCAGTAGCAAACATCACTCTGGCCACTTCCGAAAGCTGGCGTGACAAACAGACCGGCGAGACCAAAGAGAAAACGGAATGGCACCGCGTGGTGCTGTTCGGCAAGCTGGCGGAAGTTGCCGGTGAATACCTGCGGAAAGGCTCGCAAATATACATTGAAGGCAAGCTGGCAACACGGAAGTGGCAAGACCAGAGCGGACAGGAACGCTACACCACAGAGATTCATGTGAATGTTGGCGGAACCATGCAGATGCTCGGTGGCCGGCAGGATGGAAAGCCACAGGGAAACCAGCCACAGCAGCAATCGCGTGGGCCATCTACTCCACCGCCGAGTAATGAGCCTCCGATGGACTTCGATGATGACGTACCCTTTGCTTACATCGGCCTGCAATACCCCTCTCACGCCATCCACAGTATCTAACCAATAAGGCACTACACCATGCAAACACCTCAAGCCGGGGCGGCATTGTCACGTCTGAAGGATATGGAACGCCGCAGGCAGGAGGTGCTTGCTGGCGCTATCGGAGCCATTCAGGCAATGCGGCAGGGAGAGCCGCACGAACGCATTAAATCGACTGTAGACAGGCATACAGAACGCCTACAGCGCCATCACGCAGAGTTGACATCTCAACGACCCGCCCTTCCTCGCATCATCGTCACAGAGCCTGTAGTGCGCGAGAAATGGTATGGCGATTACACCGACCGCCGTCAGGGTGCAGGCGGCGCCGACCGTCAGGAGTGACTATGCGCAAATATCAACGCAGGCTGAAAACAGAAGCTGGCCGTGTACGCAACGGATGGATGATTGAGCTTGAGGATGGACTGGCAGTGCAGGTTACTGGCGTTAAGCACCTCGGCAACAGGGTGTCATTCTGGACAGGCGGCACAGAGTGGTCGCTTGAGCATGACGACATCGTTTATCGGGTTATCGATATGGAATTAGTGGAAGGAGTGCGGAAATGAAAGAACTGAGCAAGCAGGATGTTGAAGTGGTGCTGGCTGGTAAGGGATTGCCGGGTGAGCTACTGGCCGGCGAAAGCCTGGCGAAGTATTTTGCGCGCCTTTATCTGGCTACGAAGGAATCTCGTGATGAGCAGTTGTCGCAACGTGACGCGCAGGTAGCAACACTGCAAGAAAACCTGAACAGTTGCCTGATTACTGTGGCGAAATATTCCGGGCCGGACAACACCGGCAACATCGACAACACCGCGCAGCAGTATGAGTCGTTGGGTAAGGGGGATAAATGTTAGCAGGCTTCATCCTCCTGATTACCTCTCACTCTCACGCCCTACCCGTTACTGAAACCATCTACCCCACCAAAGCAGAATGCGAAGCCATCAAGCGCCGGGTTAATGAGCGCAGGCCATTGGCTCAGCTTGTGTGTGGTGAGGTAAGGAGATAACGATGCTTCAATATCATTTCCGTAAGGGGGGCTTCTGGTTTCGTGTCTTTGGCATAGGCCTTAGCGTGATTAACCGGGAAATTTACCCTGCTCCGTTTTCAGTTCGTCACGGTTCCATAAAGGAGCTTAGGGTCGGTAAGTTTGGCGTTAAGTATCTGGAAAAGGTAAGGAGATAATTATGCATGCCGATATCCTCGACGAGGCCGCAGAACGCGAACAGCACGCTAGTCACTAACCACCTCCCCCTATTCACTATCGCGCTATGCGTGAGGAGTTGTTATGCACATCAGAGTAAAAGCCAAATGGAATGGCGAGCCTTTCGACAGAGTTTTTGAAGTTGAAGATGAGGATGATTGCGTTGCTCATGTTCACTTCTGGGCTGCAGTAGCAGGGGCAACAATTACGGATATGGAGATGGAAGAAGCACCTGCGCCATGATCACCCCACTCCACCTTCTCATCACCATCATTGCGATCATCATCGCAAGAGCAATATTCAACTACCTGTAGAGGTTTATATGGAAGAGCAGGTCTTCACTCGTGAAGAAGCTGCGGCATTCCTGCGCATTGATAAAGGCACCGTTTCTGAGTGGATACGGTCAGGCAGGCTCGCAGCTACGCAGATAAACCCTGATAAAAAGAAAAGCCCCTATCTAATTTGTAAGTCAGACTGTATTGCGGCTCTGAAGAACCCGATCCACAATCGGGCCGTGAATGCGGTTGGTATGCAGGAGGATAAAGCATGTCAATCCAACTCCGTGGGAGTACGTGGCACTGCCACTTCGTTACGCCTGGTGGCAAGCGAATTAGACGGTCTCTTGAAACATCGGACAAAAGGCAGGCTCAGGAACTCTATGACAAGCTGAAGGCAGAAGCGTGGCGCGTAGAGAAACTGGGTGAGTACAAAAACAGGACGTTTGAAGAAGCCTGCGTGCGCTGGCTCAATGAGAAGCAGTATAAAAAGAGTCTTGATGACGATAAAAGCCGGATCGGATTCTGGCTTCAGCATTTCAAAGGGAAGAACCTGAGTGAAATCACGGAAGATAAAATTCTGGAAGCCGTGGCCGGAATGGTGAACCGTAAGCACCTTCTGAACTGGGAAGCCATGCGGGACAGCAAAATCAGGCAGGGAAAGCCTGTTCCGCCATACAAGGAGAAGCCAGCCGCACAGGCAACAAAGGCAACTCACCTTGCTTTTATTCGTGCTTTGCTTCGCTGCGCGGCCAATGAATGGAAATGGATAGAGAAAGCGCCAAACATTCGGTGCCCGGTGCCGAAGAACAAACGCATCCGCTGGCTGACAAAGGAAGAGGCAAAATCGCTTATCAGGGAGATGCCAGATCACTTCCGGCCGGTTGTCGTGTTTGCCCTGGCTACCGGGTTGCGACGTTCAAACATCGTTAACCTTGAATGGTCGCAAATCGATATGCAGAGGAAGGTTGCATGGATACACCCTGAAGACGCTAAAGCAGGTAGGGCGATTGGGGTCGCCCTTAATGACACGGCCTGCAAGATACTTCGCGATCAGGTTGGCAAACATAACCGCTGGGTATTCGTTCATACGGAATCGTCGGTGCGCCCGGATGGAACCAGAACACAATCAGTCAGGAAGATGCGTGTTGATGCTAACACGGCATGGAGGGCAGCGTTAAGGCGAGCCGGGATTGAAAACTTTCGGTTCCATGACCTTCGCCATACATGGGCGAGCTGGCTTGTGCAGTCGGGGGTTCCGCTTTCAGCACTTCAGGAGATGGGCGGTTGGGAAAGTATCGAAATGGTACAGCGTTATGCTCACCTGGCACCCAGCCACCTGACCCAGCACGCGATGCAAATTGACTCATTTTTGGGGAGTAATGACACAAAAATGACACAAGGTGGATTTGCCGACCTGGTGAATATAGCGTAA